TATCGTTGCGAGTGCGACCGGGTAATAAACAACCCTCTGTATGTGCCTCGGTGTTGCCTGAATGAATACGAATACCTGCGTAGTTCGGTACATTCAAAAGCAGTGGCAATTCCCGTTTGAATCGGTTTGATAGAGTTATTACAATCTCATACCGCCCTGCTGGAATAGCGGTTTGACCATGAATTTTAGTTGGTCTTACCGCGTCCTCACAAATAAAGCATTCATGAACTCCATTAATTGACAACTTGCCCAATGTGCGATTGGGTAGCATCATATCCCTTTCGAGATGTAATTCCAAGTTGTCTTTCTTCATGTTATTTACGCTTGCTTTTAGGCTTAGATTTCCCAGCCTTTGATAGAGCGATTGCAACTGCTTGCTTTTGTGGCTTTCCACTTTTCATCTCAGATTTGATGTTGGACGAAATTGTCTTTTGCGAGTAACCTTTTTTGAGTGGCATGGATTATATAATTTCTTCGTTTGTTTTTTCCTCAACACCAAACGCCTGCGATATCGCACTAACAAGAGTGGTCAGACTCCCCCCATAGATGACCGCATTGGTCGCAATCGTCACGACTGACGCCGGCAGTGATACAGGCAGAGCCACAATCGCCCCGCCAATCAATACTAACGCACCGCCCACTTTCAATGCTGTGTTGCGGATTTTCTTCGCCCATAACGGAGTCGGGGCGGACATTTGCCCAAAAGTCAATTTGCTCATAATCGTTATTTAAAATTATCTCCAATTTTTTTCGCTTTGCTTGCCACTGATTTCGACCCAACACAACCCCACATCTGCCGAGCAAGTTTATTCGGCACGCCTGAGCCGGGTATCTTCATCGAGCGGGCGCAATACGCATCGCCTCGAGGCGTTCCGGGACTTACCTTAGCGTTATCATCGCCGGCATGATATACTTTACCACCAACCTCGACAGACCACTTCTTGCCTTTCGCTGAACTTGGTTTTATCTTGCCCATGACTTAGCGTTTAATGCCGGGAATCCTAACCGTACCCGGTCTTGGTGCAGGTCTGCCTGTACTTGGTCTTGGTTGTGGTCTTGAGCCACCGCAAGTTGAACAACCTGCATACATTGGAAGCATTGGATTAATCATCTGTAATATCCTTTAGATTGTCTTTGAGTTTCTGCATAGCGTGTACCGTTACATGCGATGCAATTCGTTCTGGGGCGTGATAGCATTGTTCTCGCTTCAACCCGTAGTATTTCCATCCTGCGTTCGTAGTCGTTTTCAAACTTAGCACGCAGTTCGATTTTTTCTTCTTTATTGTGAATGGTCTTGGAGTTTGCCCGAACCGTGTTAATCAACTCGTCTAATAAGTCCACCCCCAAGCGATATAAGCACGCTTGCTGAAATGATACGCTATTGCGGAAGATACAAGCAATCTGGCTTTGGTCGCATTGGTATTGAGCCTCTGCAATGAAGCCGAATGTATTATCGACCTCTCCTGAACCATCCCAACCAGACACACGCCATAAGCCGACATTCGATTCGTTGTAAGGGCGATTGCAACAACCGCCGACTTTCAATTCAGCAGTGGCAAGACTTGCGTTATCAAGCGTTAGATACGCCTCGCCACCATCGGTGATGAAGTCAACATTTACCTCGGTTGGAATACCTGCAACTGCTGTAAAATTAACGCTCTTGACCTGCCCGATATTGTCGGTTATTGTTATGGTGTTTAGCCCTGAGTTATTAACTAATACTTTGACATAAGGAATTACAAGTAACCCATAGTCATCGTTCTTCCTACGGGTAAATTTGATGCCTCTGTTAAGCGGTTGGGGCGTATTGTAAGCAATCACCCCAGTCGGGTACTTGCCCGCTTTCATGCGGTCTAATACGCTGTTTTGGCGAAAGTCCTGAATAATCCATTGCGACAACTCCGCCACGACCATATTCATTGCAAAACTAACCTTGTCCTGAATGAAGTCGCCCGTAGTTTGATAGTCGCTGTCTGCCATTGCAACAATATCCGCACGAGATAAGCCGGGCAACGACTCAACATATAAATTGAAGTCGCTCGGTACATTCCACGCAGGGTTGTTACTCCCGATGATATTACGCAGGCAGTTTATCAGGTTCATATAAATAAATTACGGAATATTCTTTATTGTGCAACACCTCAACTGATTTTCCCTGAGCCATTGCAACCTCATATATCTTATCGAACAACTCGTCAGGCAAGAACTCTTTGATGTGAATCGAGTTGTACCAATGTAGCGTGAAATAAACGCCTGAGCCATCGTGTAACCCTTTCCAAGTCTTATCAACTTGCGGAACATTGAACTCAGATGATACCGCCCACATACCAGCGTCAATGCGTGCGACATTGTACTTCTTCAAATCCTTTCCCGCCTTGCACAACGCCTTAAACTGACCCTCGTTGGGGAGAGGTAGCATACGAATATGATACCCCGCCCCTTCGAGTGTGTCAGCAACCATCCGAGTGACATAAGCCACCCGGATGTTTACCGTTTTGTCTGTCCAATTAAGAACCATTACCGATTAGGTAGCGGCATTAAATTGGAAGATACCATTTACACCCAACAATGGGTCACCTGTGCGGTAGTTGTTGTTGTAAAGGGCAGAGATAGCGTAGTGAAGTGACAACTGAGCGTTCCACTCATCACAACCTTGTGGCTTGTAGATTTTGAAGTCATAAACCAGTCCGGGAATCAATGGGTCAACGATAGTTGAGCGAGTTTCTGTCTCGGTCAAGGTCTCGTACTCTCCCAAGTAGAACGGAACGGGGATGAACTGCAATGCACCAGCCTCTAACACATAGAAGTTGTTGTTAGCAAGAGCAGTAGTTAATTGGTCATCTTCGAAATATGCGAACTGACCAGCCTGCATCATGTCGATACCGCCATTGTTGCAGCATCCGATTTTTTGCATTTTGGTGTAGGTACGGAGGTCACCGTTACCGATAGCCATAGGCAGACCAGACACACGGGCATCGCTCAATGCGTTTAACATTGTAGCCTCGCCGATGTAGTTACCTACGGTGATACCGCCTGTTGCGATTGGGTCTAACAGGTTAAGTGCAGCAGGAGTTGTACCAGAGTTAGTACCGCCTGCGTAGTTACCAGCGTTGGCAATCATCTCGGTGATGATGTCGTTGTTGATGTACTGACGCATAGCATCAAGTCTGTTTGCAATGTCCTTAGTAACCCAAGAATTGCGACCTTCGCAAAGTTCGCGGATATTCTCTTCGGTGTACTTAAATTGCTGACCTGCTTGGAAGCCAATAGTGATGTTCTCAGCGAAGTTGTCGCTCTCATCAAATGGTCCGTTCAAGCAAGAATCAACGGTGGAAGTTACCTCGTTGATTGTTGAACGCTTCTGATACATGACCTGAACTGTTTTGATTTGACCATTCTGGCGGTTCAAAGGTACGATGTTTACATTGTATCTGTTGTACTGGTCAGATACGGCTCTGAGCGTACCAACCTGAGAAGATTTCAGGGCTGGGGTATGCTCGTTAGCCAGATTAAGAAGTTGCTCGTTTATAGCCGGGCAAATTGCGGAAAATGACATGATAAATTAAAATGAATTGTTTGCGTTTGAAATACCTCGTCATTTATGGGTTCGAGGGTATAACCCTAATGCGGAAGGTCGCCACCTAAGTTCGATTGGCATCGGACGGAACAAAGATAAAAAAAATATTCGATAAAACAAAAAACCCGACATAAGCCGGGTTTCGTTGCAGATGAATAGAATCAATTTTAGCCAGCAAGCCCGGCACGCTGTTTCATCTGAGCGACTCGTTCTGCCTGCTCTTGTTGCCACTTGCTGACCTGATTCTTCGCAGGTGCAGGCGTTGGTGCAGGTGGCGTTGGATTGCCCGGCTTCGGTGGCTGTGGGTCGCCATTCGACTCTTTGAATATCTTGGCTTCTTTACCCTCCAAAACGATTAGTTCAGACAAGGTCAATTCCTTTTTATTCTTGTCGTACACCTTTGCCCCGTTCAAATCAGTTACAACGGCATTGCCTGAATCATCTACATCGACTTTGTACTTCTTGTTGAAGTCTGATGTAAATCCCGGCACGACATACTGGCTCGCACCAATCAAAGGATGTTTGCTCACCTCGGATTGAATTGCCTGATTTACTTTGAAAGACCTGATGGCGTTTTCCGATTCGGATTTAATCGAGGGAATTACGCTCTCCTCAAACTCCTTGACCTTGTTTTCATAGTCAATGATGGTCTGCTTAGCGTTGTTCAGTTGTTCCAACACTTCTTTGTTACCGGACTTCTCGCTGATGCGGTCATTGACTAATTTCAACACGCCTTGAAAGTCGAGTTCTTTAATTTCCGCTTCGGTTAAGCCGAATTGCTTCTTAACAAAGTTCTTAGCCTCGGCATAAGCCGAACCCTTTCCAGCCTTGTGTATCTCGTCCTTAACACGCTCTTTGTAGTAATTAGTGAAGTGCGTCTCGGTCGATTCGACAAAGCCGGAAAGGTCTGTGTTCTCATCGGCAGATTCGATTGAAGTAACCACATCTTCGGGTACTCCCATCAGTTTTAGAAATTCGATTGCTTTACTCATGATTGCTGACTTGGTTTGGTTGTTACTCGGTTACTTCTTTGGATTTCTTTGGTTTCTCAGCCGTAGCCGTTGACACAGGAGGCACGATTTCGAAATCACTGAACCCGTTTTTCTTGAGTGCTTTTTGACGCTCAAAGAAATGCTTAGATAAGATAACCTGCTTGCCCGTATTGGTGTTCTGCACCAGAACTTGTTTTTCGTTTAACTTTTGCATGGTATAAATTGATTAGAATGAACGCCAAGCGGAAGTCCTGCGTACTTGCGGACTATCAATAGTTGTGTTAAAAATAATCGTTCCCAATGGAGCAAGACCCCAAGACACGAGGCTGTCACGCACGGCATTTGTTACATTTAATTGACGCAAGTTAGGAGGATTGAAATAGGTAGCATTTAACCAAGTTGCAGTCATCGCAGTGATTCCATAAGTTGCGAAATAGAATGCTGTCTTGCGGTAACGAGTAATGACGGTCTGGGTCTTTACATTGCGAAGAAATACCATTGTGTCGGCATTGGCAGTTGAATAAACCGCTTCAATATTACCGAACCCATTGTACTCGAATGGATTGATAACAAGGTTGCCTGACTTCTGACTACGCACGGTAATGACGCCAGTTGAATTGCTTTGAGACACGGTCAAGGTGTCTTTTGTTTGACCGCTCAAACCGATAAAGGCGAACAGCGTCAAACAGATGGAAAGGAAAATTGCTTTTTTCATTGTATGATTGGTTTTAATTGTTACAAATTTACTAATTATTGGAATACCACTCATTCCATAATTCCGCCTCTTCTGGCGTAGATTCGGGCGAACCCTCTGGAATGATTGTACCTTGATTATCTTCGGGAACGGCATAATCACTTGGAGAATAAACGCCGTACACGCCCTCCATGATTAATTGCATTGCTTTGGCAGTCCTTTCACCCTGCTCAGTCTGAATCTGGTAATATTTGCCTATTTCTATCATTGCTGTAAACTGAAAACTCTTATTCTTGTGCCAACGGCATACCCGTTAGATATTGAAGCATAACCTAACTGAATGCTTGTAATATTAGTCGAATTGTCACGCCATAAACCGCCAAAGGTCGGGTATAATGGTGCGGTGATTTGATTCGCCCCAAAGACATTCGCCACGCCTTGAACGGTGCGATTCTTGCCCGTAACTGGGTCAATGTTTATATCAAACATAGTGAGCGAATTTGCCCCGTTGTTTGGTGCAATAAAGATATGCGTCTGCAAGTTTGACCCAGTGCTTGATGCAGACCCGACATACGAATAACGGCTATCGTAAACATTGGTATTGATTGTATTAAATCGCATCGTGTGCGTATCGGCACTGCCTGCGTTTATCGTTGTGCCTTGAATGCGGTAATACCCATCTGTGTTGCCGTTCAATCCTGTTATGCTTATGGTCGTCTGCGCCCCGACTAAGTATGTAACGGTTGGGTCTGGATTGCTTGGCAAAGCCGAAACGACTTGAATATCTCTGAGCAATTTGTACGATACGACCATAGCCGTGTTCAGGTTGTTTATCGCAGGAACAAAACTATCGACATTGGTGATGGCTGTTGCGTTTACCTTAAATCGGTAGAAGTTAAATGTCCAAGAATCAACTTGTGACGCCCCGTTAAAGATTGATACTTGCGTGGGCAGAATAGGACTGACAATCTTATTAGCACTAATCAAACTACGAGGCACGGACTTGACCGAGCCTTTGTAGGTGATAGTTACATTACTTCCAGAATTGGCGATATACACCGTGTCTTGGGCATTGGCTGTTGCCGTGGCAATCAGCATCGAGAAGATGATAATTATCCAGTCGTGTTTATTCATTTGTTTTATCTGATTTTTCATTTTTGTCGAAAAGTTTTTTCCAAAATCTTACTACGAAAAAACCGATAGTCGCACCGATTGCCGGGGCAATAACTACCTTGAAAAAAATAGCATCAACAGAAAAAAAATGTGCCATAATATACCCCAATATGGAGGACAAGATGCCCCCGATTGATTCCGATTGCCCGTGATTATCACTCATTGTCTTCGCCCTCACTTTCAAATACGGGAATTGCTTTGTGTCGGCAGTTGTAACCGCCCCGATATGTGCAGAATGTTTCTTTGGTCGTAGCAAGGTTCATTCCTGAACCTGAATTGTACGCCCAATTTATTTCACTTTGTAATTTGTTCATTGGAATTTTACCATTGTACTTCGTTATCCACCGAACGCACTGCGGACGACTATCGCCAATTAGACTACCGATATACCTGATGCTGTTTGGTGCGTACTCTGTGCGGAATCTATCGTATATCATGCCGTCATACTGCATGATGCCATCCTGCGCCCAAACATTTGCATAACGAGCCATGCGATTGAATTTATCCGACTCGGAAGCCAATAAAAAGTCACGCAGTCTCGCTTTGGTATCGGTCACTTTCGCCCCTGCAAAAACATTTCGATTTATTGCATCACGAATCGGTTGTCTAATCTCAGCAGTCAAACCAGTGCCGGTCATGTTCTGAACGATTGTTTCGGTTTGCATCAGGCGTAATTGAGATACCCCCAATCGGTCGAAATCAAATGCAAAGGTGCTATTGTATTGACGCAGTACCATCTCGCTCAATCGTTCAATTTCGGGCAGGCTTCGGACGATATCGGACACGCTGGATGGGTAGGTACTTGCGTTGATTGCTTTGGCGATTTCGGAGTCCAGACCAGTGAGAAGTCGGCTGTTTTGCTCAGATAAAACGAATGTTCCATCAGACAACTGGAAACCGTCCAAGTACTTGTCCAATAACTTAATGATTCGCTCAGTTGCATTGTCTGCCCCTTTACGGGCATTATCAACCAAGTTATCAATGAGCAGGTCGATTTCATCTTCTGGTGAACGCTTTGCCATTATTCAAATACTGGAATCTGAATCTGCGTGGCAGGTGGAGGAACGATAGTATTGAACTCGGTCTCCATCAATGCGAGAATTTCCGGCTCTTCCATTTCGTGTTCCATGTCATCGACTTTCTCCATGACCCTTTCCAAAACATGGTAACAATACGCATGCTTCTGAACGCTTCTGGTATCAATCGCCCCCATCCGTTGCATACGCTCGATGTCTTCCATGGATTGACCATACAACGGGTCAAACTGCACCATTAACTCAATGACTTCACTCGCCTCGGCTTTGCCTGAGAATCGTTTTTTCATCAAGTCTTTTTGTGCTTTGACCTTTACCGGAATCGGGGCGTCTGCTTCGTTCAGTTGCTTCAATTCCTCGATAATCATAGCCTCGTCACGAATGGCAAACGATGTAGGCTTGACGATGATTGCAGGCTCTGGATTGACTATGTTTCTTAAACGAATCAGGAAGTTCAGGTGATTGTAGATGATATGGTCAAAGATGTGATTAGACATCGCCATTATCATCGCATACTTGCCCTCTCTGTCCACCTTTTTAGCCTCGCCTGATTGAGCCGAGTCGGTGAAGAGTTGATACAATTCCAACTCGGCTTTGTGTATCAGCGTCTCCCACGCTTTCTGCATGTACTCCAAGCCATCCACGGGAGGCGATACATATGACACGGGGTCATCTACAAGCGTCTGGTTTTCTAGCGTTGTGCTATCGGGTACTTTGACCTGATAAATACCATACGGACTGCGAACCATTACGCCTGAACCGTTGCAGGTATTACACGCACGCCTTGAGTCATTCCCCTCGCTATCATGCCCCCAGACATAGCCATTGTTGCAACCCTCGGCAGTACAAGGCATCTGCTTCTCAACTCGAATCGGGTTGGAAGTCATTACCCTCGCACCTTTCCAATCGTCAAAGGTCTTTAGTGCTTCGTTTGCATATCCAACGAACCCGACAAAGAACGATTCGAGATAGTCGATAAATTGAGGCAGATAGGTATTCTGCAACAAGGCTGAACCGCTTGTGAATGAATAAGGCGACCAACCCATGTAAGTTGATTCTCCCCATACCGCTTTGCGTGTCTTGTAATCGAATTGACCGATTGCCGACTTCCTGAACCCACCATTCAACACGATAGGAATTTCGCCTAAGTTGTGGCGGTAAATTAACTCCGTTCCGAATGTGGTCTTATCGTCAGGTAATTCAATCTCGTAGTGGCGATAATAAGCATCTCTGTCTATCGTGTAAAATATACGACCTGTTGTGCCTGAGTTAAGATAGAATCTTTCCTCGGGCTTGTAAAAGGTAATTCTGTCCTTGGTGAGTCGGGTTATACAAACCGAATAAATCTGGTATGGATAAACATCAACCTTTTGTGTCGGGTCAATCGTGCCTTCTCCAAATGGCATCCAAGTGATATAGCCGTTCGGGTCGTCAATGATTCGTTCGCAAGCAACTTTGAAAATATATTGCCAATAATCATAACCCGTTCCATACCCCTCGGACATGCCAAACACAGGGCGTTCAATGAACTCTTCCGTGTCCTCGTCCACCTTGTAACTGAACTTAGCAGACCCAATAGGACTGAACACCTCGTTCTTTGCCCGACTAATTGCACCTTTCGTTATCGCCTCGAAGTTAGCCAGACGATATCGGTAGATATCATCGGCTTCATTCGGGCGTTGTAGGTAGAGCAGTTTACCCGGATTGTGTCCTTGCGTATGCACAATCATCGAGTAATACTGCTCTGCCCAGCGCAGGTACGCATCAGGTCGTTCCTCGGGGTCAAAGTAGAACCCGAAACCCGTATCAATAGGCTCGTATGCCATGATTTACGGGCGGATTAAACTGTACCTAAATCGAAAACATATTGAGTTCCCATTGTCAATCCTTGATACATGACTTGAACATTCATGTATCTTGCATCTTGGTTGTTATCGGGAACGATTACATTCATCATTAATGTGAAGTCGGAAACTAACCACATTCTGCCATCGCAAGAACCAAAGTATAAATAGTACTTACTTGGGTCGGCTTGAATATCGTTGTAGAACGCTTCTTTCTCGAACACAAGCGGACTGCCTGTTTCGGTGAAGTTGTAATCTTGGAAGTTAAGCGTCCAGACACGACCTAACAAAGTTTCAGGGTCGCAAGAACCGATACGCTTGGTAGTGTTGGACGGGTCAGCAAGTGAACCGAGCAGACCTTTAACAACTCTTGCGTTGTTGGCACTGATGGCACTTGCCCATTCTGCTGGGTCAGTTGGATTTGTAAAGGTGTAATCACAAGCAACGATGGCAAGGTATGGCAGACCGCCTTGCTTCTTGTTTTTTCCGCATGATGCGGAGAGGGTAGGGACGCTAACTGAGCATCCGGTGCAAGTTAATGGCATATTGATTTGTTTAGTAGTGAGAACGATTTTTATGTTCCCGAAATATGGCAAACTGCCTACCCTCTGGGAGAGGTTGTACAAAGATAAAAATAAATTTGCAAATAAAAAAATTACGACCTGTCCTGATACATTGCACGAATGATAAGTAAGTAATTTATCGCATCGATAAACTTCTCGTCCAGTTCGGCATGGGTCGGCTTGTGGTCGGTCTGGATGGCGTCTTTAATCCATTGCAGGTGTTTGGTCATGTATTCCCAAGCGACTGCCTGCGGTTTAGATTGCAGGCTTATGCCGGTACGGAAATTCCTGAACACATCGTTATCGGTTGCGTATTCCTCATTCTTTTTGAGCAAGGTTTTTTCGACTTGAACGAGTGCTTCTTGGACTGAGCGTCTTAATTCTGAATTGTTCATAAATAAAAAAAATGCAGGAGGACATCACCCCTCCTGCATCCCACTTAAACCTTAAATAAATGACAACGGCACAAAGATAATTAACATTGGTGATAATCCAAACATTCGCACCCGTTTAATGTCAAATCGACCACCCACATATTGGATATATCGTTTGCTTTCTCTGCACCCCCATTCGGCTGGACTTCGATTGCACCTTTGCCCGGAACGCCTGACAAATACGCTACCTTGCCAGATAGGTTGTTGTTCACAATCTCGGCAACATATGGCGGTATTGGCTTCAATTTGACATTGTACTGCTCTTTTATGCTCGTTTTGATTGATAAACACTGACGCTCGGGTATGTCTTTCTCAATCATTCGACCTACATACGAAGCCGTTCCTCTCAGTCTGTGAGCGTTGCGGTATTGGTTTGATACATTTTGGAACAGAGCCGAACTGAATAGAACTTGGTCAAATGGGCTATAACTGCGTTCTGTCAGCAGATTGTCGGTCGGTATGGAGTAGTCATACCCAAAACAATCTTTGAGGCTGTACGACCCCTCTAAATAGATTGTGTTCGAGCAAGTATCAATCTCATAAAGTTGGCTGTAAACGGTTGACCCAGCATTGGAAAAGTTGCGTACCTCAAATGTGAAATAGAACTGACTCGGGAAGTTGGCAGGCAGTTGGGTTGGTATGCAGATTTGAGCGTTTTGTGTCCATCTGTACCAAGAGTTAATTGGTAGGGTCTTGCTCGATGCTTTGCGGTCTTGGCTCAAAAAAATTCCAGCCTGACGCATGAATATATCGGCATAGTTGTAATTATTAACCGGGTCTTTGTACTCGGCATTCGTACAAGCATTGAACATCCTCGCCCGTATCGTCCAGTCGGTTGGGTTAATGGTCGGATGATACCAGTTGTACCTGATTTTCGGGTTCGGTCGTTGCAGGAATTGCGAGTAACTGATAGTGGTCTTTGCGTTGCGTGTGTTCTGGAACTGAAACTGAAAATGTAAGCAATCACCCGGCACGACTGGGGCAGAGTAGCAAAAGTCGTTTGGACAAAGATTATTATTCCACGCATCGGCTTGGTTGCATATAATTTCTTCCTGAATTATCTCTTCGCAAAGTTGCCCGCAGTTAGGCGTCACGGGTACTTGCCAAACTATATCTTCCGCATTGACTGTCCCGTTACCCGGATTTAAGACGACATCAACATTTCTAATGATTCCCATTGTTATTGTGTAATAAAGTGAAGTACTATTTCATAATCGCCTGTCAAGTTCAAAGATGGCGTATCAATCTTGAACTGAACCGAACTTGTCGTGCCGTATGCAGGTGTGAGGTCATAGATGTAAGGCGAATCGCTTGGTATTGATATAGGCGAAGCAGACGACTCGGAACTAACCATACCGCCTCGCACTGGCTGTAATTCAATTCCAACCGACATGACTCTTTTTGGTGTGAAAAAGTTTGCAGTTACAATGACCTGACCCGTTGTTGGGCAAAGGTTGTCGATTGGTATCGGTGTTGGTGTGCCATCGTTCGGTTCTTCCTCGATAATAATATCAACAAAGTCATTAATGAAGTCGGCTACCTTGCTCGGACTTGGCCTGTTCAATTCCTGCGTGATGGTGTAAATTTCGGTGTTGTCGAAGAACTCAAACTCCAAGTCCCAATTCAGGTTGATGTTGCGATTGACCATCGTGAACGGGGGAAGCGAGTCGTTGCAGTCGAGCAGGTAGGGGCGGACGGAATCGGAAGTAAATTGAGATAGCCACAAATGACCGCCACCGAATAACAAGCGTCTTGGATTGTTTACGGCAGGATATGTTGCAATTTCGCTGAATGTGGTGTTGTCAATCAACCTAACTACATTGCTTCCTGCATCGCCAACATAGATTATACCTGCGTTTTCGATTATTGAGCGACCTGCTAATGCAGGATATGATAATGAAGTTATGAGCGTATTGGTGTAGTCGTAAACCTCAATCGTGTTGCTGGTGGCAATCCATAAATTATTGGCTGAGGCAAATACCGAAAATGGCTGAGCAGGAACGGATATAGGGGCGCTTGGAACAAATGTACTGCGAGGTGTTATTACAAAGTCACTTGAGCCATTTGCAACGGTATAAAGCGAATCGTTACCTGCGTAGTATGTTATGCTTTGACCATTTGTCTGGAATGTGTTTAATCCGTTTGTAATTGTGTTGGTCTGTGGGTCAATTTCGTAAAGATTTGCACTTGCACAAAAAACAAAAAGTTTATCTATGCTTGGTGCGTAAATTATTTGTCTTGGTGCTGTTGGTGTTGCTATTGTTGCCGTTATTGACCTTGTGTAGATGTTAATTAATACGGTTGTGTTTGCTCCTCTTAATGTTGCATAGCACCCCTTTTGAGGCACATAAACAATACCCTCAGGGGCATCGCCTGCTGTTAGTGTTATGGTGGCTGTTATGGCAAGAGTTGCAACATCAATAATTGATATTGTATGGTTTGCAAAATTACACACCCACACCTCATTTGTATCGGGTATGTATGTCATGTATTCGGGATTGTCTGCACCCGAAATATCCGGCAAAGCAAACAACACATCGCACTGGTCGCTTGTCCGATTCTGAACGCAACTGAGCGAGGCAAGGCTTAATGTAGACCAAGAGTTCGAGTTGTTTATATCCGATTGATACAACCCCTCTCTGCCTATCTTGCGGTAAACATTGTCGGGTATGGTAAATGGAAAGACCAAATCTATATTTGCCCCTTGCGAGTTGTTTACTATCGGGTCAAGTCCGTTGTCGGTTACCTTGTCGCAAATTAACTGACCTTTTGCACCGAAGTATTGCGTGTTGAGCAAAGTCGAGCCAGTCAAAGGTGATTGCTCGTAAATGCTCAATGTCGCACCACGATACGCCTCGAATGCGGTCGTAATTAATCCGCCCGTCTTGGCTTGTACTTCTGCGTCTAATAGTGGCAAATTGGCTTGTAGTACCGTTTCCAAATTCATATTGACGCAAGTACCTAACAGCGTTCCGACCGTACCTGCGTATTCCTGTTCAACCGTCCTGAACTTAGCCTCAACACCCGTTAGTGTTAGGTCTTGGTCATCGTAGTTGATTAGTTGAATCGGTTCGGTTATCCAAGACCGACTCTGTCTGTCTAATGCACTGGTCGTTATGAATATAAATCGGTAATTGTTGGATATATTTTCAACGCCCGTCAAATCCTGCCTTAGATTCAACACATCAAACTCGGCAAAGAACTCATTCGAGGTGATGTTGGTCGGAGGCGTTACGGGTGTAATAACATTACCTGCCACTGAGTTGGTCAAGTCGGCTTGGTCGTACTCGTAGTTCTCGTAGTAGTCGAGTTGGTTGTTCTGCGAATCGTTGCGTATCAGATACACCCACATATCGGTAGGTGGTGTGCCGGTCACATTGTTATCGGCAAATTGGAAGTCCACACGCACCTTAGTCTGGCGTATGGTCGAAAGGTATTGAGTAGGCTGACCCGTTGGCGTTGTAAGGCTCGTTGATAGCAAAAAGAAACTGACTGCACTTGCCCCAACGCCCTCTTTCTCGAATGGGAATTTACCACGAATCGAAAAGATGTCATCCTGATAAACCGAGCCGATTGAGCGATACACGACAAACGCCCAACTCATATACTTCAAGTTGCGGTATATCGAGTTCTCGCTTTGGTTGTTCAACTCAACTTCATTCCGTGTCGAGTTGGCTAAAAGTATCCGATGGTTGGCAAGTGGGAAGTTGCTCGGTGGGTTCAGGCTGTCCTCGGGTAAATTGAACTCAACCCGATAAATTACTTGCGAGCCGTTGCCTGATACGGTTGCATAAACATAAGGCGTGTCTTGGCTGTTCTCTTCGCTTGGTTGCTGTCCGTACCACTCCATTTGATAAGTACCATCAACGCTTGGGTCTTCGCCCTCTCCTGCTGGTTGTAAGCAGATACGGGTCTTCCATCCTGCGACCGGATAGCTTTGATACGACCAATCAACTATCTGAGCGAATAACCACTGACTAAGAAATAACTCATCGCCTGCAACAAGTGGCTGAGCGACTCGTAAATCTCTCTGCAAATAAACGGCTTGGGCAAATGCGTAATTGTCCGTTGTGTCGCACTCGGCATTAAATGTTCTTCTTTGTAATATTATTGAACTATTCAGGTCGCCAAATGTCCAGTCAAGTTCTTCAATGTCGCAATATACTTCGTTCCAATTCAGATTGACAAAACTCTTGCGGTTGTTAAAATCAACTTCGATAAAGCAGTTGCCAGTTCCGGGATAGCCGTTGCCGTTGAATGTCGCTGTTATCGTGGTGCATTGGCACGGGGCAAGCGTGAATGTAGTAGGTACAAATGTAAACGCCTCGCACCCACAAATTCGAAGTGAGCCAGTATGCGTGCCTCCGTCATAGTTGCACAGACGCAATTCAACTGTGTCGCCATCGCATAAGTTACCGAAGTTTATGTTCCAGTTGCGGTCTATCCCGACCGTGATAGTTTGATTATTTGCCATTAGAATTCACAAGTAAATTGAATTGTTCTTTCGCCTAAGTTAGCGTTGATTTGATTGATTCGGGCATTCACAATCGCCCCGTATGGTGTGCGTAGTCGCACGGTTCTGTTTACATCGAGTTGCTGTACGAGTTGGCAGTTGGCTCTTACCGTAAGTTCAGCGTTCCAGAATCGGAATGGGTTAATGTTTGGGTCGTCAATGCGGTGGAATTTATCGTATAAATCAGACTGCCCCGAATTAACCATTGCAGGCATATTCTGAACGCCGTTGTAAATTTTAACATAGGCATCCGTATAACTCTGCCCGTCCCAGATTAACATCTTCGGGTTTGACGCAGTGCCTTTCGCCATAAGCAAGGCACGGGAGTATTGTGCGAAGTTGCCCAAGAATAATTGGTTTGCGAATGGCAGTGTGCTGAAAAATGTCAATATATCCGCTTCGATGCCATCGTTACGATAACGGCTTGGTGAATAGGACAACATCTTCTTATTCGCCCCCTCCCAATTCGGATTTGAGCCGTAATCGAAATAAACCGTGTATCTATTCCTATCCTCGTTGCCTACATCGTCTAAGGCGTCCATCGTCGATTCTATTTTGATTGAGGAGAATAATTTGCCCTCGTTGTATGTGAAGCAAACGCCTTCCAATATATCGCCTGTTTCTTGGTTTATATCAGCGTCATAAATTACAGGCTGGTTCAAAAAATAATCTTTTCGCTCAAAGTATAATTGCCCTTGACTAATCCACCATCGAGCGTTGAAGTCTTTGGCAATCGTATCGAGCCAACTTGACATCGTGGCGGTTGGTCTATTCTCGCTAATGTAGCCAACGGCTGAACGACTACCTGCATCGGCTGGGGCGTTGAAGTATAATGCGTTGTAATACTCGCTGTTCGGGTCGTTTAATATTGATGAATTGAATTGGTTGATGCCACATATCTGACAAGCGTTCTCGACATATTGGCGATACAATGGAGTCGGGTGTTTACGACCGCAACCGATGACATTTTCTAAGACCCTATCCATAAACCTTTTCAATTCGTTGATTATGAAAAATGGGTCATCAATTAAACTATCACAAATTGGGGGAGTAATATTAACGGGATTGCCCGGGAAAAATGAGTTTAATAAATTCTCAACGCCACGCATAAATTGGCACACTGAATAAAGCCAAATTGTAATAGTTACAATTATGCCAATGAGAAGTGGCAGTGCAAAATAAGATAGATATAAATTTAAAAGTGTCAATGCCAATATGTACGCCATCAACCAGTTCGGGCGTAATTCGTTGCAATATACAACGAGGGGGAATCGTGGATTTGAATTAGTCTGACCTGTTATCGGGTCGGTATATGGATAATTGAAGTACCCATTCTTGTTTGAACTTATCTCATTTTTATTCAAACATTGATAAATCAACTCGTCTGGGTCTTGGCGGGTCAATCGTGCCGTTACGAAGCAATCTCCCGTACAAAAGTCAACCATATCGCCACGAATGATAAGGTCGCGATATACGGGGGCATTACAGCAGTCGTCCCATACCTCGACATTAGCAGATTGATTTAACCCGTTTGGATTGGCTACCATCAAGGGGTAAATTATGTTGAACGCATCATCGTAGAACTTCAACTGATTGGTGTATGACTTTTGCGTCCGACCCGTTTCGGAATCACGGGAGTAATTCAGCGTAAAGTCTTCCAATCCCTCAATCCTGCCCTGTATCGGTGTGCCGTTAATCTTGACCTGTAACATTAGCCTATCCTCCTCCTAAGTCTGCGTATTTCGGTTTGGCTGCGCTCGGTAATAACCGCAATGCCTCGGTCGTTTATAGCCACATTCGTGTGAGGAATATGTTTGGCTATTGCTTTCCCGATTATGTCTGGGTCAATACTTTGTTGCGTTCCTGTTCGCCTCATGCCTGATGTTGCCAACTCCGCCAAGAATCCAGCCTCTTTGTCGCTAATCTTTTTGTCCTGAGCCAAGTCAAGCAAAGCAGAATAACCGGGCTGCATATTAATGTCAGCCGGTACGACTCGCTCGTCTGGAGTCAGGATGGCATGAACAGAATCACGACCACGAACCGCACCTCGCATCATTGGGACTCGTTTCGTTCCTTTGTTGTACGGAAGAGGCTGGGCGAGGACGATACCGGCTTGGATTGCACCCGATGCGATGATGAATGGCGATATTGCCCCGAATGATGCTATGTTGGTCGGGTTGGTCAATGCTATCGCTGTGTTAATCGCAATCTGAGCAATCGCAGCGATTCGGTCTGCAATGGCTTGCTTCCGTTTAATGGCTCGCATCTGTTGGTCGTACTGCTCTTCACTTATTAACCCTGCCTGCCGTTGCTTTTCAACCATATCTCTTTCCCCATCTATTTCCTTTTGCTTATATGCAAGCACGGTATCGGTAACGCCTTGTGCTGTCTCGCCTGCTAATTTGGTTATCTGTGCTTTTTGTAATTTCTTTTTATCGACATCGCTTGTGGTAATATTTTTTTCAACATCGCCAACATCCATCCCGTACTTTTTGCGTAGTTCGAGTAGGTCTTGTAGGTATTGTTCCTCGCTTGATAATCCCTGCTTATGCTTTTCGTCAAGCAGTGCTAAGTCCTCATTGTAGAAATATTGATTTATGACCCTTTCCGCCTCTTTGTCAATTTCGAGTTGCTTTGCCCCTTTCTTTGCTAATTCCTCAGCCTTACTTTGCTTATCCTTTTGCCTTTCTATCTCAAATTTATCATAAGCCGCTTCAGTTTCTCTATCAACTTTAAATTCACCTTCCCTCCGCTTCTGGTTATCCTCAAACTCTTGGTCTTCTAACTTCTTCTTTTCTGCAAGTTCCTTTTCTCTTGCCTTTCGTGCCTTTTCCGCCTCTTTTATTTCTTCTTTTGTTAGTGGCTTCGGCTTGTTTCGCTCTTTAATCTCATCCTTCATCAACTGCACTTTTTGCTTCATTGCGTTGATAAGTTTTAGCGTTTCGACCTTTTCTTCTGCGGTAAGTTCAACACCTGTTAGAAACTGATAACCGCCAATATTTTCATACCCTCTCGCAATCTTTTCCTGCTCTTTTATTTTCGCTTCTAATACCTGAATAATTTCTTCCTCGCTCTTTTTTTCTTTTTCAAGGTTTGCTATTTGCTCTTTGACTTGGTCTTGTTGCTTGTAGTCAGCAAGCAAACGCATTCTTTCATTTTGAATATATTGCTCTTGTGTTTGGTTGATATTAGTCCACCAATTTAGCATATCAGCAAGCACCTCAGCACCGCCTCCACTACCATAAAACCGCTCTCCGAGGCTTGTCATATAACCCTCCCAAGCGTTTTGTAATCGCATCAAGTTAGCCTGAATATTACCTGCCATCTTTTCCGTATTGCCACCAAATGCACGCTCTGCCTCCTCTGCAAACTTGGGTAGAACTTCATTGGCAAGTAGTTGCCCAGACGCCATCATCTTGTCAAGTTCCTTAGTTGTTACCCCTAATGCTTTAGCCATGATACCAAACGCAGACGGCATGGCTTCCCCAAGTTGTTGTCGCAATTCTTCGGCACTAATCTTCTGTTTCCCAATCATTTGAGTAAGTGCGGTCATTGCATTCTTGGTCTGCTCTGAACTGGCTCCCGTACCAGCCAGTGCAATGGTCATCGATTTGAATATCCTTGATGCCTTATCGACCTCCATGCCAGATGCTTTTGCAGCACTGGTAAATTGAATATAATTAGTAGTAAGCGACTTGTATGACAACCCCAAATCGTTCGCCATTTGCTTGAGGTCGCCAAATGTTTTTACAGCCTCGTCATTTGACCCAGCAAGGTCTTTCATTCTGACCTCCAAGTTCTGCATCTCAGCAGTGGCTTTCAATACTGCCTTGCCAAACTCAATTATCTTATCAATGGCAAACGCACCAGCGACCATCGTACCGATTTTGCCAAGTGCTTGGTCTAATTGGCTAACATCCTTCTTGGTCTTGTCGGTAGCGTTGCCGAGTTTGTTCATCCCATCCACTGCTGGCTGGGTGTCGGCAACTACACGGAATATTATATTTTGAGCCATATCAATTCGATTATTATCCTTTGTATGGCGATTCGCCTAATGACCGGGGCGGTCAGGGCAAAGATACGAAAAAATTACGGCAATAAACTAATCCCAGCCAATTCGCACAAAGCCTCTAATTCTATAATTGCCTTATGTCTTATACCCCTGATTCTAAACAATTCGGCTCGAGATAATTTTGATAAATCTTCAACTTTTGAATCCCACCTACTAATATAAATGCCGTTTTGAGAAAACAAAGCATTTGCAACCCTAATAGACAAAAATTCATGCAAAGGGGATTTTTTTATTAATTCTTTGTCATTGTCATAATGACCAATTGTCTTTTCAAAAATAGATTGCCTATTATATTCTTTGACAATTTTTAATGCTTTTTCGTATTCGGTTCTTGTTATCATACCCCCTTAAACGCAACCTCCTTATATTTGTTTCAGCGGGTCAATCCGCCTGCCTTTTTTGTCGATAAAAAACAGCACATTCCCGTTTTCATCCACAACAGGTCGTAATGTTCCTCTTCTTAATTTGCGTCCTATACCCATATCAATCCTTTACAGATTCCCTTAATGCAATACCACAAATGACGCCAATTAGAAAGACCAGAACTATCATACTTTGACGCTTTTTTGTTTCAGGTGAAGTTCGTACTTCCATGCGTTCACGGTCGAAGCGTACTCCTCGATTCCCATCTTTTCGAGCATTTTAATTTCGGTCAATGACCCGTTACAAAGCATCCGGTGCATAAGATTCACCTCGGTCACGAAAGTGCTGAACTCGTCAGCCCAGTTTCTTCCAAGGGAAAGATACTCGTGCTTGGGTCGCTCGACTCCATCAAAGTCCTTTGAAGGATAAGCGAACGGATATAAGCGTCGGAGATGTCCGATAAGTCCATTGTATAGCGTACTGCCAACTGAATAAAAAAAAACCGAGCATCGTCATCTTTTGCCCAGAGTTCGAGTTTTACCCGTTGCATCTTGGGGTCGAAATCCATCGGTTCTTCATCGGGATGGACCACGAATACGCAAGCCAAATCTTGCAGAAGCATTTCATCAGGAATGTCAGCAATCCGCCTTTCAAGTTGGTCGAACTTGGAGAAGCCACCGACAATATCGCCCCTGTTCAGGTCGTCTTTGATTTCCTTGAACGCTTTAACGAGTCGGTCGGGAGTTAGTCCCATTGATGCCCTGCGAACGGCAAGGTCGGCAGGAATTACCCGATTCGCAGGTATATCGCCCCAAGTCTCGAATGTCCGCCACTCGATGCCGTTTGCGTCAGTGTAAATTGGTTTTAAGTTGCTCATACGCTGGCAAAGTTACCCGATTTTGCGAACCTATCCAAAAATGACCTGTGAAATGTCCAGAGGTAGTAAATAAAGCAGTCAAACAAGTGTCCGTGCATATTGGTCGTGGCAATCTTCTTGCCATCATCACCCCTCTGCATCATTTCGCAATCCTCGACCAGATATTTGCACGCTCGGTTAATGACAATGTCAGGATGCTTCGATAGCATCGAGTTAATCAATACAATCGTGTCTTTGCTATCAGGATTGGACGAGAGCAGGCGTATCTGGGCGTCCGATAGTTTCAACGCACCCTTAACCGCTTTCCAGTTCGTGACGCCTTTCATCGTGGCTGAGCGGTTGCGACCTGATGCGTCACCAGTCAGGATGAGGCGAGCAGTATCGGGGTATCTGGTGCGGATGCGTTCGCATAGTTCGTACACATCCGAGTTCATGATTCGTTCTTCGCCTAATATCCTGATTCTATTTCGGCTTGGGTCGTGCTGTGCGTAAATGCAGGTCATTGGACTAACATTAAAGTCCATTGATACGAATATAGGCAGGTCGGGTCTTTCCTGAATATCCGCCACATGCTTTTTATGCTCGAAGCAGTACGCCCAGACCGTCTCCTGCTTGGTGACGAGCATACCCAACACCTCACGCTTGAATGAGTTCGGGTCGAGGGTGCGTTCTAACTGCTCGATGTAGCCGGGTCTTAAATTGTGTTGATTCGCATACGATTCGGCTCGGATTAATTTAATTCGTCCGTTGCTGGTCTTGGCTTGGCTTTCCAATTCCCGATAATAGGCGACATTATCGGGCGGTGTTGTGGCGGTCTTAATTCGGTGGCGTAAACCTAACTTCTTGAAAGTCGTGCCTCTCGTCCTTGCTCGGCACTTGTCCAAAGCCTCCTGAAAGTTCCGCACATCTCTTGTTTCGTCAATGCTGATAGTGTCCCACTCTGAGCCGTTCACAACATTGTAGTTATCGAGGTGGGTCAGGACAACATAAGACCCCCATCGGAATGTAATTACTTTGTCCGAAGATATGCCCGAATATGGTTTGACGCCCGACATCCGCTTATTCACGACATAGTCCACGCCCTCACGAAGTCCCCACTCTTCCCAAGCCTCTTGAACCTTTTTGAATGTGGCGGTCTTCATCATTGCGAATGTGGGCGAGCATATCAAATGCTTTGAGTTGGGGACTGATAGGTCTGGAATCAAATCGACCGCAAGCCAGTAGGTCTTGCCCACTCCAACGCCCGTCAGCATGTGTATCTCTTCCGCTTCGAGGTGATGGCTGGAGTAGTATGCTATCTGCTGTGCTTCGTTCAGTTCGGGCATTATTCCTCCGATGCTTTGCGGATTGCTTCGGGCGAAATATGCAGGTTAATTTGAGGCGGTTGGTAGTCTTTTTGTTCCGTATCTGCATCAACCTGCTTGCCGTACTTTTTCGGGGCGAGTCTTTCCATTAGCCACATTCGAGTTTCGACACGCAATTTTGAACGACTCGTAAATTCCCGATTTTCGATTCGGTTTCCGTTGGGAGAGAATATTTCGTCTTGGCTCGAATCGTCTGAAATTATAAGCACATTGTCTCCCATAAAATCCGCTTGAAGTGCCTTTGCCCGTGCGTATTGTAAGGAAAACTCTGGCTTGTCGTCAATCCAATCCATTATTGTTGATGGGTCAGGAAACCAATCTAACTCCCGATGAAGCCTATGCAGACCTTTTTCGGACTGCCCAATTTCGGTACAAATCCGCTTTGCAAGTTCTGGGGTATAAATAGTCGGTCTGCCTCCTGCGTGCTTTGGTTTTGCCTCTGTTTCGGTCTCGGCTTGACCTATTGGCTTTTTCGTTTTTGCCATAGTTCAGTTGTGCTAACTATGCAAATATACGAAAAAAACAAACCCAGTCGGGGAGACTGGGTGTTGTTACTCTAAACTCTTGAAAAAAAATGGTAGAATCAAAAAAACCTATGTGGGACAATTTATATTATTTTTTATCCAAATCAAAATAATAATCCGATTCTTCCTGCTTGTACCACGCACCCGTACACGCATCAACAATCAAACTTGGTAAGCCAAAGAAGTTTACATACGGCACGAAACACATCCCGATATTCCCGATAAGGTAGCCGGGTCGGATTTGGCGGTTAGTTTTGATTTGAGCGTTTTCGTATCCCTCAGCCTTGACTACAATAGTGTTGCGTTTTTTTACGGGTACTTCCGCAACGCATGACCCTTCTCCGACCTTGTTGCCGTTCACATAAACTTTAGCATGGTCAGGTTTAACATTGATAGTTACTTCCTGCTTCATGCTGGAAGTGATTGTGGCACAACTCGTAAGCGTTGCCAGAGCGATGATTAAAAGTGTTTTTTTCATAATATTTTTTCAGTTTTAACGGACTTGATGAAACTTTGTTACACCGATTCCGTTTAATTTTACATTATGCAGGAATTCGAATTTGACATTATCGGAATGGGTGCGGTTCGAACTACGCAAAGGGCGAAGTTCAGCGAGCCGTTCCAGAGGTATGCGAGGTATAAGACAGCGTTACGAATGTTCCTGCGTGGTGTAGGCGTGAAGGAATGCCCAGAGCGGTTTGAAATAACCTTTGTCATGCCGTTCCCGATTAGTTACACCCAGAAGCAACGCAAGGAGTTGGAGGGTCAGCCACACCGATACAAGCCAGATTTGGACAACTTAGTCAAAGGGTTCATGGATTGTTTTGGCAAGGATGACAGCGGAGTTCATGAGTTTTACGCCCGCAAGATTTGGGGCAAGGATGGCAAGATAATTTTGAAGGTCGTGAATTAATTTGTATATTTGCAGTTCCTGAATCAGTCAGGATATCCGGGTGAGAGCGGATACGAAAAACTTCCTTAACGGAAACCAAACCCCTTGAAATGAGCGACTCTCACCGCTTGTTTCGGGGGTTTTTAATTTTAAGTAAAATGAAAAAAGTACAAGTAGTTGATGCACGGGTTGTAATTCAAAGCCATCCAGATTATGAAAACATTTTAGGTGTTTTTATATGTTCAGATGAATTGTTAGATACTCATCTTAAAATGATGAATGAAATTACTATTGATGAACCCGGATGTATAAGTTTTGTGGAATGTAAGGCTATAATTGAATTAAATTCAACAAATGAACAATCCTGACCAATACATAATTCTTCGGTTATGGATTATTCAAAAGTATAATTTATCCGTATTCGAGGCTGTATTAATCGAGCGTATCAACTTTTTTGCAACCAACCCAGATAGTAAATGTCCGGGTTGGTGCTACGCTTCTCGTGGCACACTTGCAAAGGAGTTGAACATAACAAAGCGAGGAATTCAGAAATGCATTCAGCGTTTAGTTGATGCAGGTATTCTTGAAATTAGTGAAAACGGATGGATGAAATGCCTAATAAGTGATGAACAAAGTTCACCGATGATGAACAAAGTTCCACAAAGAGATGAACTAAGTTCACCCAATAATAATATAGATAATACTATACATAATAATACTAATAATAGTATAGTCTTATTGGGTGAACAAAGTTCGCTACCTACGAATAATGTTCCTGATGAAAAAAGTACCAAGCCTAAAAAACCAAAGCGTACTGAATTAGCCAAAAAATTAACAGACGAAGAGTTTGTTCAAGAAATGGCAAAAAAGGGAATAATGCCTTGCGTTAAATTTGATTCTCCACTCGTATTGCTTAGCCTTGACCATTGGGAGCAACTTAAAAAGAGATTTCCCGTTGAAGGACTATTGATTGAAATGATTAAGGTCTACAATAATTGGAAATTGAAAAAAGGTGGTGTAAAGGCTTATGTAAATGATTTTTCTGGCGTTCAGGAGGGATGGGTGGTTGATAATGCTATGAAAATTTTGAACGCAAAAAACTCATTCACCTATGACAAAATGAGAAAACAGCAATTGATGGCAGATGAATTTAACAAGTCAAACCAATTAGGAACAACACAATTTTACAACCCCGAACCACAAGAATAATGGCAACACGAAAAAAGAAGTACGAAGAGAAACCGCAAATCGACCAGAGCGGATTTATGCCGGGCGTTACGCCACCTTACAGCGAGGAAGCGGAAAAGGCGATAATATCCTCGATGCTGTACGAAACAAACGAACTACCAAACATATTTGCTAACTGCAAATCGGACTGGTTCTTCATCAGCAAAAACAAGTTTATCTACGAGTTAATCGAGCAGATGTACATGGAAGAGAAGCCGATTGACTTGATAACCGTTTACAGCGAGTTGAAGAGCAAAGAGGAAAACTATTTTATTTCGCATGTGGTCGAGTTGTCCATGATGAAAGATAGCCTGTTTAGTTCAGCCAATCTTCCGTATCACATCAAGATTATTCATCAGCACTATGTCGCCCGTGACCTGATTCGCATTGCAAACGATGTAAAGTTGAAAGGATTTGACCCGACTACCGATGCGTTCGAACTGCTCAACTATGTTCAGGAACAGGCGTACAATCTGACCCAGTCGATATTCAGGAAACATGCGGTATCTTTTGAGCGTCTGGCACTCGAAAACATTGTGGAATTATCAAAGCGGATGGATTCCAAAAAAGGCGTTACGGGCGTTCCTACTGGATTTTATCAACTTGATGAACTTACATCAGGTTGGCAGAAGCAGGCATTGATAGTTATCGGTGCGAGACCCGCTATGGGCAAAACAGCACTTGCCCTATACTTTGCTATCACTGCCTCAAAACAAGGCTATCCAGTGGCGTTTTTTTCGCTTGAAATGAGTTGTCATGAGTTGGTCTTCCGTTTGCAATCTATGGAGGCTGAAATCGAGGGCGAGAAGATTCGGTCTGGGCGTGTCCAGATGAATGAGTTTCACCAGTTCAGGGAAAGCAGTTTGGCGATAAAAGACCTGCCGTTATACATTGACGATTCGGCAAATATCAGCGTGTTGGAACTCAAAGCAAAGGTACTTCGAATGGTTCAGGAACATGGGATCAAGATGCTAATTATCGACTATTTGCAACTCATGAACGCAGGGGATGGATTTTCGGGCAATCGTGAGCAGGAAATATCAAGCATAAGCCGAGCATGTAAGGGCATAGCAAAGGAATGCGACATTCCCGTAATGCTTTTGAGCCAGTTGAACCGCTCGGTCGAAACGAGAGGAAAGGGCGGAAGTATTCCGATGCTGTCGGATTTGAGGGAGTCAGGTGCGATTGAGCAGGATGCGGATATGGTTATTTTTCCGCACCGCCCTGAATACTACAAAGAGGAACTTATGACGGACGGAAGCACACCATCGCTCGACATGGCGGAGATACATATCTCCAAGCATAGGAACGGGCGATTAGGGGCGATAATGGTGCGATTTGAGAAGGCTTATACGAGATTTGCACCTTACACCCCATTTAGGACTTATCAAGCACAACCACCAATGCCTGAGCCGAAAACAAACTACCTGCCATCACCAAGATTAGATTTTGAAAACCAAGACAACACCAAAGCACCATTCTAACATGAAACAGAACGCACGAATAGCCGATTTAAACAGCGTCATAAACGCACTCGAACCATCCGCCCCCGCCATCATTGGCTTGAATTACGACTACAATCACAACCAAGACACCGGTCGAACCAGCGTAACCCTGAACGGATTGATGGTAGCCATTGTATCCAGAACCGACACGCCTGATTTATTTAAGGTGAACATGGTCAATATTGCCACATATTCAATCGAAATAACCGGGCGAGACGAGGCGAAACGCTGGATAGATAGGCAGGTTACACGCTTTTTATTCGGTTGCTACAAAAAAATTTCTCTGTGAAAATCAGCGAGTTATGAGAAAAGTAAAAAAAATATTTGCATTGGAACAAAACAATGCTGTATCTTTGCTTCATCAAATTTAAACAACACGATATGACAACGACAACAATGCAAACAAGAACAGAAAATGAATTAACTAAAATGGGTTATTCAGTTGAGCAGGCTAAGACGCTTATCGCTAAATTTTGGAATCAAGTCGAATACTTGAAAACAGCAAGAGAAAAGGCGTTATACATGACCGCATAACATTCAAACGGGGGGTGCGCATCCGGTACGCACAAAAAAAAACTTAAACACATCAGACAATGACAACAATCAAAATTCAAAGCCAGCAAAGCCACATCAGCCAGTACAATTGTACCGAATCGTTCATCAGCGACAAACAAGCACGCCAGTACCTTTTGGAATGGCTCGACAAATTAGAATTTGACGCAGAAGTTCCTGAACAACTCGAAAATGGTCAATTCTTCGACTGCCGTGACTACATCGTGTATGTTGAAATCGCTTAACACTATGACACGCTACATCAAAGTTATCTGGCTCTTCATCACAACCGTTTATCTTCCACTTATATTTTACAAAGAAAAATGAAACAACAACCAAACTTTTTCGAGAAGGTCAGTGCCTTCATGCTCGTAGCGATTCTGATGGGAATCGGCATGCTTATCTTTCACAACATCTTAATTCACTTCGGACAATGACAACATCAACACACTGGAAAAAAATGACCAACCCAGATTATTTCGGGTCGCACGACCTCGTTCAGAACGATGGCAGTTATGGTCAAATCATCGTCACCATTGCATCCGTTGCACAGGAGAAGGTCAAAGGTTCGGACGGAAAAGATTCGCTCTGTATCGTAGCCAGAACGCAGGAAACTAAGCCGATAATCTTAAACCGTACCAACTGCAAGACCATCACAAAGGTATTAGGTACGCCCATAATTGAACGCTGGGCAGGTCAAAAAATTATCGTAGGCGTTGAACGAGTCAAAGCGTTTGGCGATGTAACGGACGCAATTCGGGTAAAGGCGACCAAGCCGACACCGGAAAAGCCAAAGGACTGGACAAAGCAAATCGAGGCGATTAACGCCTGTGCAGATATGCCGTCTCTGGTCGCTCTGTGGCAGTCGTTTGATGCCGAAACAAAATCGGCAATGTTATCGTATAAGGATTCACGCAAAACCAAAATAGAAAATGAAAGTAATTGACAACACACAGCAGGGCAGTCGGGAGTGGCATGCCTTGCGTATCGGACGGGTAACTTCAAGCCGAACCAAAGACATCATGAAGTCAGACAACTTGCCCGTAGTGGACGCACTCATTGCCGAGCGGGAATGTTTTGACGACCATCTTTGGGACGCTCTCGAGAACAACTACGAATCCGAGGCGATGAAGTGGGGGACTGAGCAAGAACCCGAAGCCAAGGCGAAATATACCGCACAGACCGGCATAGAATTAATTGATGTGGCGTTTTGCATTCACGATGAATTGGATTGGTTAGGGATGTCTCCAGATGGATTAACTGCCGACCATATCGGTGCGGTCGAAGTCAAATGCCCCAGCACCAAGACGCATGTACGCACGATTCGCATGGGTGGACTACCAAACGACCACAAATGGCAGGTGTACCAATACTTTTTGGTCAATGAGAAGTTGCAGTGGTTGGATTTCATCAGTTACGACCCCAGATTCGCACCGAAGCCGTTATACATCTACCGAGTCGAGCGGAACGAAATCATCGAGGAGTTGAAAGCCACAATGGACGCCCTGCTCAAGTTCTGGGCAAAATTCGAGAAGTATCATCAACAAGTAACATTTTAATTTTTATGAATATTCAAGGTAAAGTAGTACGAGTCCTACCGACTCAGACGGTAGGCGAAAAAGGATTTCAAAAGCGTGAAATCCATGTTGAGATTGACTCAGAGTCAAAGTACCCGCAAGTCATCGGTCTGGAAGCACAGGGCGAGAAAGTAAGTCTGCTCGATGGCATCAACCCGAACGACATCGTATCATTCGAAATCAACCTGCGTGGTCGTGAGTGGTCGGGGCAGTACGATGTGGTCAAGGTGTTCAACACCTTGTCAATCTGGAAAGTTGAGGTCAAAGTTAAGGCGACTGCACCGACAACACCAGTTCAGCCGACACAATCACAAATAGAAGGCGACTCACTTCCATTCTAATATGACATCCTACGAAATACACCGACACAACAAGGCTGTAATCGTCCGTCTGCAAAAAAAAGTCCTGCTCGATAGCGTTTTGCTGTCGAGCAGGGCAAAGCGGATAATTTCAGACCTGAACCTTGTAACATTGTATGACCTTGTCTCGTTTGACTTGGAGGAACTGCGATTCATTCCCGAACTGAAAAGCATCGCAGGCAAAGGCACGATAAACGAACTTGAACAAATCAAAAAAGAATATGGATATGCAAAACCTTAAACCCTACCCGAAACAGCCAGACCCAAATGTGGACTATGGCGAATCAGGACTACGCGAATGCACTTGTGGCGAGTGCGAGTTGGTTTGGGAGACAGACGACATTGACGATATGGGGCGGTGTGGTGAATGTAGGGAGGAGAACAAATGACCACCTACCAAATCTGCGTAAAATTGTACGGGCAAGCCACCGTAGACCAATGGCTTCTGAGCAAGATGGAAGAGATACCACCGCCAACGATTCAACTCGATATGTTTAACGGCTTTATCAGGTCGTTTGATGTTACGAAACGCACA